GAGAAAAATTACATGACGTATTGCATGCAAAAATAAACGGACCTAAAGCTATGAACGATGCATCATTTAAATCTGGCACAGTGCTGATAGAAGATGGTTATGCATACTTTAAGTTTGATAAATTTTATGACAAATTAAAATCTAAAAACTGGAAACACGGTGAAGATAAGACAGGTGTCATGATGAAAACTAATTACAAACATTGTGACATACAATTTTTAGAACAAAAAAGATATCCAAGCACAGTAAAAAATAAATACAACACACCTACAAAAAATATAGTTTGCATAAGTATAGAACATTTTAAAGACATAACAATTAATCATAACAAATTAAAACACAACACGGAGATAATGTAATGGCTGTTAGAAAAATATTGGGTCCTCCAGGTACAGGTAAGACAACAAAGTTATTAAAATATGTTAAAACATTTTTAAAATTAGGGACACCTCTTGATAAGATAGGATACTTTGCATTTACAAAGAAAGCTGCAGGTGAAGCGGTAGATAGAATGTTGGATTATCATACAGCGTTTGAGAAAAAAGATTTAAAACATTTTAGAACCTTACATTCATTGGCTTTTACACAACTAGGTATGAAGAAAAGTAATGTAATGCAGGATGAACACTACCAGGACATAGGTCGTAAACTAGGAATAGAAGTTACAGTTTATTCTAATGGAGAAGAGAAGACAGGATTTGTAGACTCTGATAGTGAATACTTTAATATTATTAATGCAGCTAGAATCAAGAATGTAACTATAGAAGAAGAATACAATACGGATATGTACTCAGAAGACATTGATAAACATTTATTACAAATTTTAAAAGATGAAGTAGACAATTACAAACAATCTTACGGTCTGGTAGATTTTACAGACATGATCGAAAAATTTAATGTGGCAGAATTGTGTCCGAAATATGATGTAATATTTGTAGATGAAGCACAAGATTTATCGCCAATACAGTGGAAAATGTACGATATACTTAAGAAAAACTCTAAACATGTTATATTAGCCGGTGATGATGATCAAGCTATTTATGGTTGGGCCGGTGCAGATGTACAACGATTTCAGGACGAGCCTGCAAAAAACATAATTTTGCCACAATCTTACAGGGTACCACAACAAGTGCAATTTGTTGCTGATCAGATATTAAGTCGAATACCAGATGACAGACGTATTAGAAAACTATGGGCACCGCGTCCGGAATCAGGGACCGTGGAACATATAACAGCAATAGAAGATACACCTCTACATGAAGGTGACTGGTTAATATTATCTAGGACTAATGACAAATTAAATAAATTAAAATCTGTCTTAAAAGATATGGCTATTTACTTTGAAATAAAAGGTAGAAAGAGTTATAAGACAAGATTGTATACAGCAGTAAAACATTACACAAGATGGCAACAAGGAGATTTATTATCTCTATCTGAAGTAAAAGATGTTTTAGAACAAACAGGACAAAACCCAGATCCATTTCCTACAGAAGAAAAAATGTATGATTTAACAGAGTTTGATTTTTATAAAGAGCATGACTGGTACGAAGTATTTACACAAGATTACGAAGAATGTTTATATATTAGAGAAATGTTACGTAGTGAAGAACAATTATCTAAACCTGCAAGAGTAAAACTTTCTACAATACATGCAGCAAAAGGTGGTGAAGCAACAAATGTTTTATTAATTTTAGATAACACAAAAAAAATAAGAGACGCAATAGACAAAAGCGAAGACAAACATGATGAAGAACATAGAGTTTGGTACGTCGGTGTTACGCGTGCAAAACAAAATTTATATATAATGACAGCTAAACAGGAGGACAGAGGTTATGACATCGAAAGCATTGCATAAACAAGTTTCGGGAACACATTACATGTATATGGAGATACAGCCTGCAGAGTTTATAAACAAGAATAAATTGCTTTTTGCAGAGGGGTCAGCTATAAAGTACATATGCAGACACTCAAAGAAAGGCGGAGTAGAAGACATTGATAAAGCAATACATTATTTAGAAATGATAAAAGAAAGAGATTATGGAACCAAATAATTACATACCACATTACATGGGTTTGTTTACGTGTTTATTGGTTTTATGTTATTTAATATGAAAAGCAGAAACAAAAGTGTAATTAAAAAAATTATTAAAATAAATAAACATAAGTTTAATTTAGAAATATATCCAAGAATAATTTGTTGGGAGATATTTCCACACGATTATAATGCTGCTTTGTATGCGTTTAGCAACAAAAATAAATTAAACAAACAAGTAGAGATCAACCACGTATATCAAAAGGAAACAAAATGAAGATACCTACCTTTAGCGCACAGACAGAATGGGTTATACCTACAGAATTTCCAGACTTAAGAGAAGTTGACGAAATTGCAATTGACCTGGAGACAAAAGATCCTGACCTAATTAAGAAAGGATCTGGATCTATAATAGGTAATGGAGAAGTTATAGGAATAGCTGTAGCCACTGCACATTACAAAGGATACTTTCCTATTGCACACGAAGGTGGTGGCAACATGGAAAAGAAAAAAGTTTTAGAATGGTTTCAAGATATTCTTAAAACAACTTCTACAAAAATATTTCACAATGCAATGTACGATGTGTGTTGGATAAGAGCTATGGGTTTAACAATTAATGGTATGATTGTTGATACAATGATAGCCGCAGCTGTGACTGATGAGAATAGATTTAGATACGATCTTAATAGTTTATCTTGGAAGTATTTAGGGTTTGGTAAAAACGAGGCTGCACTTGCAGAAGCAGCAGCTGAATGGGGTATCGATCCAAAGTCTGAAATGTATAAATTACCCTCACTAAATGTGGGTAGTTATGCTGAACGAGATGCAGAAGCAACGTATGGTTTGTGGCAAGAAATGAAAAAAGAAATTATTGCACAAGACTTACAATCTATCATGGAGTTAGAAACAGATTTATTTCCATGTCTGGTTGACATGAGATTCAAAGGTGTGCGTGTAGATGTAGAAAGAGCACACTCATTAAAGAAACAATTAATTGATGAAGAGAATGGTTTATTAAATGCAATTGAAAAAGAAACTAATGTACGTCCACAAATATGGGCAGCAAGTAGTATAGCAGAGGTGTTTGAAAATTTAAAAATAGAGTTTGACAGAACAGAAAAAACACAAGCACCATCATTTACAAAAAACTTTTTACAAGAACACAAACATCCTGTTGTTAACATGATTGCAAAAGCAAGAGAAGTAAACAAAGCACATACAACTTTTATAGATTCTATTTTACGTTATGAACACAAAGGTAGAATACATGCAGAGATAAACCAATTAAGAAACGCTGGGGGTGGCACGGTTACTGGTAGGTTCTCCTACCAGAATCCAAATCTACAACAGATTCCCGCACGTAACAAAGATCTAGGTCCTAAGATAAGGTCATTGTTTATACCAGAAGAAGGCTGTAAGTGGGGAGTCTTTGACTATTCACAACAAGAGCCTCGTCTTGTTGTACACTACGCAGCATTATATAAACTACCATCAGTGTATGATGTAGTAGATTCTTACGAGTCGGATCCTAACGCAGACTTTCACCAGACCGTAGCAGACATGGCAGAGATACCAAGAACACAGGCTAAGACAATTAACTTAGGATTATTTTATGGTATGGGTAAAGCTAAACTGCAAGCAGAGTTGGGTGTTAGTAAAAACAAAGCTGCAGAATTATTTAATACTTATCATGCAAAGGTGCCGTTTGTAAAACAACTAATGGACAAAGCATCTAACAGAGCGCAAGACAGAGGACAGATAAGAACTTTACTTGGTAGACTATGTAGGTTTCACCTGTGGGAACCAAACAGTTTTGGTATGCATAAAGCTATGACACACGAAGATGCGTTGGCGGAACACGGACCAGGAATAAAAAGAGCATATACTTATAAAGCATTAAACAAATTAATTCAAGGGAGTGCAGCAGACATGACAAAAAAATCTATGTTAGAATTATATAAAGAAGGAATTGTACCACATATTCAAATACATGATGAATTAGATTTATCAATCGAGAATGACGCACAGGCGAAAAAGGTTATTGAAATTATGGAACATGCTGTTAGTCTAGAAGTACCAAACAAAGTTGATTATGAATGGGGTGACAATTGGGGAGAGATAAATAGTTAATGGCTTATTTAAATGCGAACATACCTGTCATAGAGTGTTATGTCAGAGGTAATTATTTAAGAGATCAAAAAGATTCACACGATAAATATTTTGAGGTAGGAATATTTGGTTTTAGTTCTATACCAAACAGAGTACCTTTGTTTCATTTCTTAATGGAAGATGGGGGTCTATGGTGGAGAGCACCTATCTCAGCTTTCTGTACTAAACCAGGTGTAAAAGAATTACCACTAGATGAATTAGTTATGTGGGACAGCTTTAGCTACAATGTAAGCGTCACAACTTTTTATGAGTTAGCTGGTGCAACAATGCAATACACATCAAGACGTAAAGTAAAACGTAAAGGCAAGTATCTATTTACAATTGACTGGTGTGCAGGTGATTTTAATGAGCTAAATTTCGGTTACGCAGAAAAACCTGATCAGCATAAGTGCGGTCATGTACTAGAATTAGAGGATGGAAACTTCGCAATACAGCCTAATAATAGGCTAAAAATGTTTGATGCATCGATGGGTGTAGACCCAAACAAAAACTTGATTAACAGACTTGTTACAAGTAAGATATACTCCGTAGAAAATTCGGCTAAATGGATAACTGACGAACACGAAGAAGGCAGTTATGACTATCAGTTGAGAAACTTGGAGGAAGGCGATGATAAATAAATACAAAGATAAGTTTATGGTCTGGCAATTACATTACAGAACAGAGATAATCTGTGTTGTAGTCGGATTTGTATTCGGAGCAATCATATTTTAATTATGACAATAGAGGTGGCTAGGAATGAATTATTATTTCACGGGAGTGTTAATTATATTATTAGTTTTAATGGCCTTCTATATGGAACCGGGGTACGTACCTAGATGATTGACAAATTTATATATAATTTTTTTGGAGCGTTAGATAAAATATCAGGACTTATAGATAAATTATTTACACCCAAAAGACAAAAAAGAAAATGAGTAACAAACCACTCAACATATCAGAATCAGCGGCCGTGCAGATGCCGATGAAGACGGTTGCTAGCCTCATAATTCTCGTAGCAATGGGCGTCTTCGCTTATACAGAGCTGACCTCGAGGTTAGTATCGTTAGAGACATCAAGAGAATTATTTGAGAATGATTTGTTAAAAAAATCTGAGCAAGTGCCTGTAGACCAGGAGCAGCATTTTTTACTTGAGGATCTTTACAAAAGTGTCGAGCAAATCGAAACAAGAATTGAAGACATGATGCACAACAAAGTAAATATACAGTTTATACAAAAACAAACTGAGAAACTTTTAGAAGATGTAGAAGTTTTAAAAGATAAAGTAAGGGCAAATAAAAATGGCAACGGGACGCATTAGTAGAAAAGTGTTAGACCATATAGCACAGATAAACAAAGAAAATAAAGCTATGAGTTTAGCTAAAGAATTAAAAAAAGAAGTAGAAACTGGCAAGCATGGTACACAAAAATATGTTATCAAGCAAGGTGAAAACAAAGGTAAAATATTATGATTTTAGAAGTTGTAGCTCTTCTTATGATAGTCAATGGAGAAATCAAAGAACACAGAATTCAAATTGATCCTAATACAGGTAAACACTCGATGGCAATGTGTTTAAAAGGTAAGAGATATGCTAAGAGAACTGAAACAGGAAAAAACATAAGTCACCAGTGTATTAAGTCGATGGCTGAGGTCGAAAAAAATATCGATGGATCTTTATCTATAAAAAAGTTAATATTAAAGTAATGGTAAAAGTTTCAGCAGAAATTGTAAATGGTGAGTGTCCTACTTGCAGTGAAATAACTATGTTAGTTGGTTTAACTCCAGAATTATTTAGATGTATGAATTGTGGTGCAGACTTACAGCAACACGTTAATGGCAAGATAACTTATTTACCCGTGTTAACAGCACGTGATGATGGCGGTGTACCGGTTGTAAAGGAATGGTTAAAGTAATTGGCTAAACAAAAATTTACACACTTCATACCTCGTGATAAGCCTAAAAAAAGAGGGCCTCGACAGCACAAGAAAAATCTCAACAAGCACGAGAAACGTCAAAAAAATTTAAATAGATACAAAGGCCAGGGTTGACAGACTTAACATAATATCCTATATTAAGGATATGAAAGAACTAATAGAATACAACAAGAGTTTATTAGAAGTTGCAGATCAAAAATTAAAGCGGTTGATCGAAACCGAACATGATATAAATCATCCGGGTCCATACTTTGATATGGTTAATAAACAACTTGATTACGTAACCACGCTTAAAGAAAGGATAAAACTTATAAATGAAAAAACTAACGATAGTAGGTAAAGACATAACACAGAAGCAGTGGTCTAACCTTGTATTAGAATTAAACTTAATTAAGAAAGCATGGAAGCCTTATGCAGACATCGAGATCCAAGGAACAGGGATCAAGAAAATTATTTCTTATGGTACAAGAGTTGGAATGGACATGAAAGAATAAATGGAATTAATTATTCTAAATGATGGTTTATACCAATTGATACCAGTAACAAAAAAATTGTTAGAAGG